TGAACGTCTTGCTCATGCGGTAGGTCAGGTTTCCGTCCTTGACGGTGAACAAGATGGATGCGCCCGGCGAGATGTAGTTGTCCTCGGTCGCTTCTTCCAGCATCGACATCTGCTCACCAACGCCGCCCAGCGGACGGATAACCAGCTTGATGGGATATGCGTTCTTGATGAACACATAGCTCAGGTTGTTGGCCTCGCAGATGCCCTTGAGTTTTTCACGGTAGACTGCGAAACGTGCGGATTCAGACAGAGAATTATCCATGATGAAGCTCCTTTCAAGTAGCTTTTAAGTAGTCGAAAATTTATAGTCGTTCTCCCGGTTCTCGATGGCGGTCAGACCCAGTGCGTAGGCTGCCCACACATCAGCCTTGAAGCCGTAGAAGAAATCCGGGGCTTTCTTTGTGCCCTTGCCGTTTTTCAGGTCGTGGGCTGCAAATCGGTCAATCAATGCCCGCCGGATGGCGGTGTCGTTGGCTCGGCTGTCGTGGCAAATGTGCTTTTTCTCCTCGATGCGGCACATCATCCGCACCGAGCACCGGGACGAAAGCACCTGATAGAACCGGCCGATCCAGACCGTGGTGTCGAAAACGTCCCGACCAACGGACATCCCGTAGGAGGCCACCATTTCGATGACCGCCCACCGCCATCCCTGCTTGGCAGCCGATTCCAGCTTTTTCAGCAGTTCTTCGTTGTCGATTTTTCCGAACTCCAGCGGTCGGAGCGTTTTCTGGTCAATCACGCAGTAGCCAGACTGCACATTGCCGGGGTCAATAGCGATGATGGGCATCACAGGTACGACCTCCCAAACTCTTGGATGAACCGCGCCTCTGGCCAGCCGTAATACTCCATGGCCTTTTTCTGCGCCCACTTTTTTAAGCGGAGATCGGCCTCTCTATTTGTATGTACGGCAGTCACGCCGTTCTGGTGGCACCAAGGGCAGAGGTTTGCCCACAGGCCAAGCCGCTTGCTCTTATCCCGGTACGGTCCGAAAAAGACTTCGTGCCGGGCGGTGCGATACCGCCCGCAAATTAGACAGGTGGGGCTCTTGCTGAGGATGCTGGGCGCATAGCCATTGCTGTCCAGCTTCTCGCCGTATTCATTTTGTGCCATATCAACGTCTCCTCCTGCGCTCAAAAGACTGCTGGGAAACCTGCTGCATAATCTCCTGAACTTTGTCCTGCACACCCTGCTCGGCCAGTACGTTGACGGGCTGCGTAGTAGCTGCGATACGCCCAAGGGTCTGTGCCCGGACACGCTTGATGAAATTCAGCTGCTGCTTACGGAACTCCTTGTCCACTTCCGCAGCATCCTTGCTGCCATCAATATCAGAAACTTCCATTTCCGGGGCTTGCATAGCCTCCGCAGCGCAGCGGCGCAGCTTTTCCATCGCAACGTCCAGACCATCCTCATGCCCCCACTTGTTCAGCTGCTCATAGTTGGCATGGCTTTCCTTGCGCAGCCGTTCCAAGCGGTCTGGACCATAGTGCAGCACATCAATAACCGCCTTGGCGTAAACCTGCCAAGCAATTTTGGCAGCCCTGTCGCCAGCAATGCGGTATTGCTGCTCTTTGCGTCCACGAGGCAATCTCACCATCGGGATTCGGTAGTCGGAAGAAACGTATCCAGCCAGCCAGCTTTCCCGGATGGCCTCTGCCTTATCCTTGGAGGGTCTGCCGTAGGCATCCGGGGTCATAATGACTTCGGTGTTCTGGTTCTCCAACTCGTCAATTCTAGCTTTAATGCGCTCCAGTCTGGTTTTGCCGACACCGAACTCCTGATGCAGCGCAATGGTGGTGCACAAACCCACGATTTGTCCGACCGCCTGTCTGGTGTCGTCCATTTCGGTCTCAAACGGCTTTTTCACGGTTCAACACCTCCTGAAATAATCCAGACCCGGCGGGAGCCCCACCCAGACCAGCTTAGAGCCTCACTGTGGGTCTTTACGGCAACGTCTAGCTTGTTACCTACCACCGCACTCCCGGTGTCCTGAACGACCCGGATACCGATGCCCTCGATATAGACCACCGTGCCGTAGGGCAGAACGCTGGTGTCGGCAGCTACGGTCACGCCCGGCTGCACCTTTGCGCCGCTGGATGTGATGCCGTGCCCCTCGCCACAGATGTGGGCGTATTCCTCGGAACAATAGGCTGTGCAGCTGAACGCCCCGGCGTATGTAAGGGTCAAATCGGTCTGGGCGTTCAGTTCTGCGGTCAGCTTGTCTACCTCGGTTTGGAGTTGGTCAATGGTTTCATCACGTTCTCCGGCCATGCGCTCCCAGTTGGATGACTTGCTGGCGTAGATATCCCGCTCAATTTCCAGATCGTTCACCCGCCTGGAGTAGGCCGTGCTTGTGAGGATGCAGCCAACCATCGCACACGAAACGCACACGATCAGGCTGCGGAATGGTCTTTTCGATCTCACGCCGTGCCACCTCCAATCTGTGCCGGGGCTGCGCCGCCGGGCAGAGCCGGAGGCTGCAAACTCTCAACCGGGGCATCCTGCACAGCCCGGTCGAAGCCCGGCCGGACGAACTGGCGCAGATCCGCGCTGCTGCGGCTGCTGAAAATCTCCGACAGGTCTGCCGGGGATCCAGCCCACCGCTGCACCACCATCGGGAGGGCGGCGAAGATTTTTGCGTTTTCCTTTTTGAAATCTTCGCCTTTCAGCTTGCGCCCATCGGGGGCAATGAATCCGCCGTGGGTCTGGTAGTACAGATTTGCCTCGATTTTCCGGGCAGCTGCCGCAGCCTGCGCCCAGAGGTCGTTCGCCGAGGGTTGCTGGGCTGACAGCAGCTTTTTAATTTCAGCGCACCAGTCCACAATCAGCTGGTTCTGGAATCTGCACTGTGTAAAGGCCGTATACAGTGCCTTTTCCACAATCTCGTCCGGGATGGTGCCGAACGCCCGGATGTAGATTTGCGTGTCAGCCCAGCGCTCCTCCAAGCTGCGGGCGCGGCCGTAGTGGTCATCGATGACCACCAGCAGCTCACGCAATTTCGTATCGGTCATGTTGTCGAGCCTCCTAAAAGTTCTCCGAAAATTTCATCGTAGTCATCGGCAGCAGAACGCTTTGGCTGCTGACCCGCCGGGGGCTTACGCCGCTGGTCGCGGGCTTGCACATCGCCAAGGGTTTTCACGCCCTCATTCTTCCATGCTTTCAAGATGCCGTTGACGTAGTTCCATTTATGTACGCCAGACAGTGCGGCTTTTTTGATAGCCAGCAGGATGAGGTCATCCGTGAAAATCTGCCGCCATTGGAGCAAGGAATCCTTTGCGGCCGGGGGAAAGCTGCCGATGTTCTCCTCGTAAGAGCCGATGATCTCTGCCAGTCCAGCATCGACAG